TGCTGAGATTCTGTCATAAAGATTATCTTCAACAGCTTCTTCAGTGATTGCAAAACCAAGTGCAATTGTTTCATGTGTGTAACGTGCTGTGAAAGTTTCTGTCGCATTGTCATAAACAATTGATCCACCTTCACTCTTCGTTCTTGCATTACCAAATCCTGATAACATTACTTCTTCTTCGAATGCACGATCGGAAGTTTCTGTTTCAAAGATTTCTGCGTGTTGAGCGTCATAGCGCCCGTACTCCAAGCCGAACAGGGCGTTCAAACCTGGCTCTAACTCTTTAACGAGTTGACTTCTAGATATAGCCATAGTTTAACCTCCTATATACCTGTAGTATCTCTATACTGGTGCTTATTAATTCTAACAAGAATGTTAGCGTTAGCTTCAGTATAGTCGCTGTTGTCCACATCTGTTGAAAGTGCGTACACAGCGAAGTTTGATGCACTGCTAGTTGCAAACGTGCTTCCATCAAGAACAACGGCAGAAATACCTGATGTGGTATCTCCTGCGCTATATGTTGCGATGTTAGCTGTTGAACCAACTTGTGCTTGTCCAGCATTTGCGTCATCTACTTTGACTTCAAATACCACATCTGGATCTGTGATTACGTTAGCAACGATATCACTTGCTACAATGGCGCCTGGATAATGATTTGAAAAAGTTGGTTTAGACGTTGTAGGGTCTGTATAAAAGCAACCGTTAAAAATACCAATTAGTTCAGCACCAGCAGTAGATCCACGAGAAATCGACCCATTTGCATTTAATACAACTGGATCACCTTGAAAGATTGAATTTGTCTCGTTACTTGCTATTGACAGCTCTTGTTGGCCTTGACCATTATAAGCTGCACCAAGCATTTGAACGGGACGAAATCCAAAGTTTCCTTGTTGATTTGCCATAGTTCATCTCCTTTATTATTAAGTATCTTGAGATGGTTTTTTATTTCCGCCACCAAAAGATACACGACTTTGCCTATCTGCGTTCATAGGCATGCTAGGATGTTGTTCTCGCAGTGGATCTGTTTCCCAAGCTTCTGTCTGTTGATCAGTCATTCGCTTGTAATGTGCATTACGCTCATTAATTGTTTCCACTGGCATTCTTGCCAAAAGCAAGTCTCCCACGCTGATGACACCCTCATAAGCTTTGATACTTCCATTATATGCAGAGTATTGACCTTCTGTATGTGAGTCTGATCTCACTAACTCCCAGCCTTCTCTGAGTCTGGCATTGACGTTTTTAGTATCGTCCATACCGTTGACACGATGTCGAAGCCATCTTTGCTTATATCCATCAGGACATGGTGGTGCGTCTAATTGAGACGGTGGTTTCCAAGGTTTTCTACGTTCCTCAGTTACCCTTGTTTGTGCACTTCTTGGTGTTTTATTATCTGTCATTTTGTACCTCCTTAAACGTACTTAGCATACTCAGATAGGGGAACCCCTAACTTTTTTGCTATTTTCACTTGACTAGCGGTCAACTTAACAGACTTGCGCCCCGGTGTTGCAGACCTTGTGGCAGAAGCAACGGGTTGGGCGATTGTGTTACCTCTGATCGTCTGATCCGAGTCTTTAAAAGACTCTGGAAACTTGTTTTTAACTCTATTAGTCAATTCATCATAATAGTCATCTGACTCTGTGTCAAATCCTTCTGCTACTAAGCCTCTGTGTATTCTTTGAGCAAAGTCAGTCATATCAGCATCTGATCTAAACCAAGTATTCTTCTCTGCCCAAGCTAAAGCTTTGTCAGAGGGTTGTGGTCTAGGTTGTTGTACAACTTGTTGAGCATTATTTTCTAATTCTTTTGAAAACTGCTCATACTCTTGTTCTTTTTTAGATTTAGTAACTCTTATTCTTTCTGCTTCGAGATCCAGTTTAGTTAAAGCTTGTCTAGCTTCTTCTTCTTTGTGATAATCACCTGCTTCTCTAGCAGTAATAAGATTTTGACGAGCAAGATCAGACGCCATTTTGTTTCTTACTTCACTTTCTGACATATAACCTTTGTCAATGTCATAAGTTTTTTTCTGAGTGTCTTGCAATTCTTTTTGCACGTTTTGTGCGAAAATAAGAGCAGCTTCTTTTTCTCTTTCAGCTTCTCTTACTTTCCAAGTCAGCTTGTCTATTCTCTTTTTAACCTTATCAGAATATTGATCCATCTCACCTTGTTGTTCAGCAACAACAGGGTTCAGAGGATCTTTTTCTTCGGTTTTTACTTCTTCGTACTGTTCTGGTGAAACAGCACCATGAGACTTATCTTCTAATTCGACTTCTGCTCCTTCACCTGACGTATCAAGATCAACTAGCTTTTCGTCTTTTGCAGTGTTAAGTTCTGTTTGCATGGTACCTCCATGTTATAGTATTGTTAATATGTCCTCTGGATTATCAACAGTTCCGAGTATTTCATCATCATTGAGTAATCTTACTTCTCCTCCATCTATTCTGATTCTAGAACCAGCGTATCTGCCAAACACGACCCAATCACCTTGTTTACACCAAGGTCCATTAGGAAACTTTTCTTTATCTGCATAAGCATCATCGCCCACGGCTAATACCATGGCAACAGATGCAGTTAATTGTGAGTCTTCGATAGTTTTATCTGTTAGTAAAATACCACCTTTTGACTTTTCTTTTGCTTTGAAAGGTAAAACTAAAATTCTCCATCCAACGGGTTTTGGTAGTTTATCTATTTCAGTTTTTTCTTGATCAACCCCTTTAGAAGGATTGTTAAGTTTTGCTTTTACGTGATCTGGCACGTATAACGTTTTAGTCATCAATTTTCTCCTCTTGTTCCAGCAGGCGAGAAAGTTCCTGTTGGCATGCTTCAAGCATGTGTATCTTTCCTAAAATATACTTGTAATCCTCAAATTTTTCAACCCCTACAATAAGATTTTCTAGGAGATTTTCTTTTAAACCTTTGAGTTCTTTTTGATAATTGTGAAGAACAAAAATACTCATTTAAGACAATTAAGACCAGGTACTGTCTTTTCAAAAAATTTATAAGTTTGATCTTTACTTGCATACCATGTTTGTTCTTGACTACCATTAACACCTAAACCACCTGCCATGACTGCTGGAAGGGTTATTCGCACAGCCTCAGAAACGGCTTGCAGTTGATAGTCATCTCCAAACATTACTCCATTAGGTTTTAGTTTAGGCCACCAGTTTTGTATATCATCTATTACAGGTTCATACTCATGTGCACCATCAACCATTATATAATCAATAGTAGCTTCTTCAAATTTCTCTAAAATACTTGTATCATCTGATCTTCCTTGACAAGGAATAACCATATTTCTTCCAATAAAGTATTGAAGATTTTGTTTAAAGATATTTGAAAAGTCTTGAGGTAAATTCAAATTTGCGTGTTCTGATGAACCTGCAAAAGTATCTACACAATAAATTTTTACGTTTTCTTTATTTGCATTTATTAAGCTTGTAGCTAAGTAATGTGTTGATCTACCTAGAAAAGATCCAATTTCAACAATCTTTCCATCTTCAGGTATTTGGTCAACAATCATATCGTAAGTTTCTGAGTAATTAAACCACCCAGGTATTTTAAAATACGTGTGTTTCATCGTTAAGAATATCCTTATTTAGTTATCTTAACTATTTGTATCTTTTTATAATTAATTTTCAACCCTTGTGGTGTCGGTCCTTTTTTGGGAGGAACTGTTTTTGTTAGTCTCTGTTTCTTCATGTTCACATATTGCGCATTCACACATACAGCTTGTACCACAATGGCACAAACAATCACATTTAATGCACTTCTCCATCATTAATTCGCATTTTAAACATAAGGTATCACAACCCTCACACATTATTTCTTTTTAGTTATTAAACCCATAGCACCTTTTGCTCCTTTGATGCCAAAACTTGCCGAACAGGCAATATATAATAAATGTTTATAATAATCAGGAAGTGAATGTAAGGCTTCAAAGCCCGCTTTAATATGAGGAGTCCATCCAGGTATAAAAACCGCTACCGCCGGAACCAACAAACATATTAAAATTAGTTCGTCTTTCCAGCTACCTTTCATTTGATCAACTGCAGTGGCTTCCCAACTAATTTTTCCGGCTATCTGTTGCTCTTTCAAACTCTTCTGTGCCTTGATTTCAGTCAAAGCAAGATCTGCTTTTGCTTTTTTAGTCTCTACAAAGCCAGTAACAGCGTCTTTAACCATTCCAGCTATTGGACCAGCTAATAAACTAAGCATTTTTCTCTACACCTTTGATTTTTTTCTTGTTTTTACTTGCATAAAACACTTTTTCACCAGTTTTCTTGCCATAAGTCTTTGTCATGGCCTTTTTAATCTTTTTACCCTTCTTGGTTAGTGGCATTAGTTCTCTCTCTTGCAACATTTGCTCTTAATTCCGCTAAATCGTAGTCTTTTTGAAGTTTTTTAGAGTCAAGAACTTGTTTATAGTCAAATTGATTTTCTTTTAAGGCTTGATTTTCACCTTTTAACTGTGCTTGCATCTCCATTTCAGCTTGTTTCAAGGCTAATTCTTGTTGTTTGAGTAAAACAAGAGGATCCATGTTCTGATCTTGCATTGCTTCTGCTTCTTCACCGACCATTTGCTCAGTAATTTTTACAATTTCATTATCTATAGCTGCAGCTCTCTGCATTTGTAAAGCTTGTAATGCTTCTGGTGGAACTTGCTCACCAAATTGTTGACGTAATTTTTCTGCTTCCTCAACCATTGCTTGATCAACAGTTTGTGTTGCAAGTAAAGAAACGTGTTGATTAATATGTGACGCTAAATTCATCACAGCCATTGGATTTGCTTTCACTAAAACAGACGACATAAAAGTTCTGTGTGCTTTTATGTGAAGTTCATGATTTTGTTGAGGGAAAGCTTGAAGAGGTGCTCCCTTTAAAACAACACTGTGCTCCATAGCAGGATCTTGTGGTTGTGGACCTTGTGGTATTGGTAAAATTTGTTCAACATCTTTTACACCCAAAGCAATATACATTCTTCGATAAGCTTCATACAAATTGTGCATTTGTGGATTTGATTGAGCTAGTTGTAATTGATTTTGTGCAAGCGTCACTCTTTGTGACATTGAGAAAATGTTTGGATCTGAAACAGGTAGAATATCTATGTTATCATCAAAATCTTGTATCTTTATTTCTCTTGGTCCACCTGCAACATTGTAAGGATACATTGGTGGTAAAACCAATTTGAAAATTTTAGCTAATAGTTCAAATTCTTTTTTCTGTGCGTAATGTAATCTTTTGTGAACCGCAGACATAACTTTTGTGCCACGTTCCATGAGTGCCATTGTGGTGCCTACAGGAGTTTGTGAACTTCCTATTTCTGACAACTGCATATCAGCAACGGTTGCAAATTGTTTTGCAGCATCTACACAGAAACCTAAAAGTTGCATCAAAACTTGATCAGGCCCTTTGTAAGGTAAAGGCATTAATGCTTCACGAATTACACCATTAGGAGCATCAACATCTCTAAACTCTCCTGGTTGTAAAGGTTGATCATCATCACGTATTCTTAAACCTCTTGATTTAAAACCTGCAGGTAAGTTAGATAGTGTTCCCGCATCAAGTAATTGTCTTAATGCTGTTGTGGCAGTTCTTGTTAAACCACCGATCATGTGGATTAAACCGAAGCCATAGAAACCTAAACCCGGTAAAAACTTGTAGTGTACAAAGTATTCATTCTTTCTTTTTAAAGCATCAGCTTCATTGTAATTTCTATATATGGATAAAACTTTATTAGATGTTCTTTCAACAGTTACTACGTAAGGTAGTTTGATTCCACTAGGCTCACCATCTCTAGGATCAATATCTTCAAAACCTTCCAGATCTAAATCAACATGCATTTCATAGAGTTCAGACATGTCATCCATTTTATAATTGATTGGATTTGTGCCATCTATTTGATCTTTTTTATCTTGTATATCACTTGCCTCATCGTCACCATAAGCTTGTAGCTCAACATCTCGATAAAATCCTGAAACTTGTTTTTTTCTTAAATCGTTCATAGACATCTTAACGATCTGTGTAATACGATCACAAGTGTCTAAGTCAGATGCACCATAAGGTACAATCATATCTTCTGCTGGAATAAATTTTGATGTTGCTCTTTGTAAGACTTCATCAAAGTAAACTTTTTTAAATGCGCTTCCTGATAAAGGTAATTGAAATAACAATTGATCCATTTCAGGATTATAATCTTCCATGACATGAGTAATCTCATAGTTCATGTAATCTTTTACACGTTCTGCTGCTTGTTGTAATTCAGTTGTGTTTGCACCGACAACTTGTGTTCGAACAGGACCATCACTTGGTAGAAGTTCGACATAGGCCATTGCCTGAAACTGTGTTACCGCTTGAGCTAATACAGGATGACTAACACTTGCCGCTCCTCTAAAAGGACGTGTGCGTTCTTCATATCTAAAACCTAAAAGGTCTAAACCTTTAGTGTAAGCTTGTTCCCACTCTTCACGAGAAGATCTATCATTTTCTACTCTTTCAATAAGTTCATTGGAAAGCTCTTGTAAAATTGCTTCATCAACAATTTCCGCTAAATTAGAATTAAATCCTGAAGCTATAGGAACATCAACTTCACCAACGATAGCAGAACCATCTTCAATAATTTCTACACTATCTTCTACTTGATCAGGGGATAGATTTACGTCTATTTGACTACCTACTTCTTCAATATCAATTTTATCATCACCACCTGCACCTAATGCTTTTGCATCATCCATATCAGTTGGATTGCGTGATGAGCTGTTAAATTTATCTACCATATTCGCCGTATATATCTGTTATAGAAACTAAACTATCTTTATCAATAGTTCCACCTGATTTTTTCTTAAATAAGTACATTGGTTCTTCCAATTTGGAAGGATCAAATGATATAGTATACATATCAATTGCGCTAGGGTTATATTCCACAATCTTTATAAGTGCATCATCTGCACTTTCACCTTCTTTTAAAGGTATCATACGATATCCTACATCCGTGGCATCTCCACGACCTTCTACAAGGTAGTAATCCATCATTTGACCTGGTGCAATTTCTCTAGTCAAAACTATTGTACCTGGTTCATTTACTCCACTTGCAATTCTAGTTATTTCCGTATCATAAAAAGCATCTCTTTCAGCATCCGATACATTTTTTTTAGTTTCTGTTTGTTTTAAAAACTGAAACTCTCCGTCTGGACTTTTATTAAGGAATGTTAAACCACGATTAGTTTTACTGGGATCAATAATCTTTTCTACATTTAATGTACCATCATACTTTTTTGCAATGTTCTTTAATTGTTGAACACCCACTTTGTCATACAAGTTTTGAAACTTCTTTTTCGCTTCATCCGAACTCTTACCCCAACGAGGGTTAGCACCTATATCAGCAGGCATAATAGCCACTCGATCAATACCTTTTTGTTTTGCTGCTTTGATTGTTGATTTAATTAATAGATCTACATAGTCTGCTTGTTTATTAAAAGGTATGGGAGGAAACGATTCTAATTTTTTCATATTATAATCACTTGGTAGATAAGTATCTACCTCTCCAATTCGTTGTAATTCCTCTCGGTTGCTTGTAGAGGGTACTTTAAAATCTTTAAGTTTTTCTTGATAGTTCGAACTTCGATTCATCGACATCAATTCATCAAGAATTTTTGTTTGCTCTTGTGCTAAATCAAAAATCTTAGTCTTGTAAGCAGGGTCTGTGTATTGCTCAACGTTTGCCATACTTAGTTTATTAATATCATCTTGTATTGCATTTAGGTTGCGTGTTTTTTCTGGAATTAATTCTTTCGCAACAATGTTAGGGAAAGGTTGAATTAAATTATCTTGTGCTAAATCATTTAATAGACTCTCTGGATATTTTTGATCAAACTGTCTTAATTTATTTGTGGCATAGTCAACATTTCCAGGAGCCAAGCCTCGGGACTGTTCTACTTGATTAACTAAATTGGCACGTTGTCTTTTCAGTGCATTAACCATTGCAAACAAACGTTCTTGTTCTTTACGAACTTCGGTTAGCATATCAGTTTGCATTTCTTGAATGACCGCCACTGTTTGATTGTCAGCGTTCTTGTATGTTCCTACACGAGTGAAACCTAAAACGTTTGGTTCTGAAAAATGTCCTGAATTAACAAAAACTTTTTCTTGTCCGGGTAGTTGAGGGACGTTAACCACGACTTCAAAATAATCATCTGCAGCTTGATCAATTGCAGCATTACCCGCACCTTTATGTCTAGGTCGTCCTTGATCCAAAGTAAATTGACCTTCATCAAATCCAGGAGCTTTTATTTCTTTTACACGCACTTCTAGGTTTCCTAAAGGTGACGTGTCGTAGAGACTTTCTAAGTCTTGTTTTGTAATTTTTTTGTTAGGAAAAAACTTTTCAGTATCTTCTAGATATTGCAAAATTCCTGTATCCATCATTTCTGCTTCAGGAACTTTTCTTCCTTTGATTAAGAACTCTCTCCAACCTTGAGGTGTCGAAGCCTTCGGTGCGTTTTGACTATTGAGTTGATCGAGAAAAAATGATTTGAAAAAGAAATCTTGTCTTCCTGCAGGCAACGGTGCAATCTCCTGTGAACCTGTTGGTGCCGGTATAGGATCTCTTGCTTCCTCTACTTTTTTCACATTAGATGGTGTTGCCATCGCTTTAGGTTTATTAAAAACTTTAAAGAGATTAAATAAGTTGGCTGCTTGTAAATTACCTGAATCCACGGCTTCTTGAAAATAGTCTTGGTCTACTGCAGGGTCGGGTGAGAACTGTTGTTGATTGATGTTTTGCAACGGATCACCGCCCATGGCCATCCTTACCATAGGTTTAGCTCTTTTACCACCAACTCGACCAGTAATATTTTCCTTAACATATTTCAAATCAGGTCCCATCTCTAAAAGGTTTTCTCTTATCATCTTCATATATTCTTCAGGGCTTTTTTCTGGACCACCAAAAAAATAGGCCATATCTTTATCACTATAAGCGTTTTTCATTACGTCTAAAACATTATTAGATTTTTTTGACTGAGCTAAAATACTGATTAATCCTTTATCAATCATAGCTTGATTAATCTTTTCTGTTAATGCTGTAAGATAATCTAATTGATTATCAAAGTCTTTACTATTAATAGAAACTCCAACTTTTTCTAAATTTTTTTCAGGAGTTATTATTTTTGGTTTTTTTACTTTTAGTTCATCTACTTTTTTAATTTTACTTACTTCATCTATTACTTTTTGCAAAGTATTATCATACGTATTTTGATAAGAAACATTGTATACGGCAGGTACAGCACGTAAAAATCTTGGATCAGAACTTAAACCTTCTAATCTATCCCTACTTTGAGTTTTCTTTATTGGATATGCATGACCAAAGTTTGGTCGAATTGAAAGATTAATTTGTTCTAGTTGTTCATCAGTATATTTACCTGATAATTCTAATTCATCCATAAGACTTTCTTTCAAATCTCTAAGTCTTAAATATTTTTGATCTACTTTCAAAAATTCATCAAATTCTGCAATATCTTCAGCATCAATTTTTTTGTTATATTCTTTTGCAAGATTTGAAATGGTTTCTTCACTTGTATTTCCTTTATATGGCATGACATACGATTCCATAAATTTTTCAGGATTTAAAAAATTACCTTTTTCATCAATCATACCTCTATATTTTTGTGTGAGAAATCTAAACATAGGTGTGCTTCGATCTATGCCTGTTCCATACTTTTGATTTTTTATAGCATTAGGTTTTGATTCAAGCATAAAATTTAATTGTTGTTCAGCTCTCTGTATTTTTTTTGCACTTTGTTGTGGTATAGGAGAACCCGGCTCATCAAGTCTATCCATACGAGGTTCTACACCTCTTTCATTTTGCATATAACGTCTGTAATTACTTTTACCTGATTTACCCGAACCAAAGATTGGTTCAAATACATTTTTATTTCTGTCAAAAGCTAAACTAAATTCATTTTGTTTAGCAGTGGTTTGCTTTAATTGTTGTTCTGTCAAATCAAGAGCATTTTTAAACTGAATACCCTCAGGTGTATTTTTACTTATTTCTTCTTGGACTATATTTTTTATAGGAGCTTTCTGTGCAGCAGAAACTCCAATTTGATCTTTACTAGCTTTAAAACCTTGCATTCTTGCTAAGGGAGTCTTTGAAAAATATTCTACTATTTCTGGATTTGTTTCTGTTTGTTTTATAAAAAGTTGTAACTCAGGTGAAGTTGGGTTTTTTCCAAATTTTTTATTAAATGACGAAGACATGTCACGAAGATAAGTTGCAACGGCTGGTAGTTCACCTTTAGGATCATTTTTAAGTTTATAATTTTTAAGAAATAATGGTGCGTCCCCTGCTTGTGCTTTGACAATCTGAGGATTATTTTTGTAGTTGAAGGACCTTACTAGGGAATCAACTTGAGTATAAGGTACTCCTGTTTCTTTTGCAATTTCAGGTGCAGTTGTAGTTTGCTTTGAATCCAGTTTGTTTAAAAAATTATCTATTTTTGTTCTTGCATCAAGTGTCGACTTATTAGGCATTCCTGTTTTAAATCTTAAACCTCTATTATCTAGGGAGTCAGACTGACTAGCCACTAAATCCATATCAGATGGTCTTTCAGTTGTTTCTCTAGGGCCTGTTTGTTTTCTAAGTATAGGATATTGATTTTCTACTTCTGCTACGATTTCAGGAATCTCTTGACGAGCTTGAGGGTTGGTAACTAATTCAGCTAGAGGCATATCTTTATATTTGGATAAAACCTCATTCCCTACTCCTTGAGCAGCCTTACGCCCAAAACCTCCTAGCCAAAATTCTAGAGGCAGTAAACCAACACCTAGTTTTTGATTACCGGGTAGATCTGTAAATCTTTTCTCACCACTTTGTATGGCTTGAGAACCTTTAATAGCATCTTCTAATAAAAAATTAAATCCTGAGTTAATGCCTTCTTCAAAGTTAAGTTGCTGATATTCTTTTCCAAATTTTTCAAAATATTCTTGGTTCATTGCAGGAGTAATTTGTTGAGGAACTACACCAAAATAATTTGCAATCTCTTTATTAATTTCGTTTTTTTGTCTACCTCTTTCCGCCGCTTCAGGGTTGACCATATTCTCTGCAATACGACCCATAGTTTGTGCAAATAAATCTCCGAGAAAATTAACAGGACCTCTTGCAATGTCGGCCATACGTTCTGATTGACCATCGTCTACATAATTGACACGTCTTTGAGGAAGAATTGATCGTTGTAATTCACCACCCGTTTGCATATAAGCAGGATCGTTTTCAATTACATCATCAAAAGGATTGTACGCCATTAATAATACTCCGTTTGTCCGTGGTCCGTGGGCTCATCTTCGTAGTCATCGTGCAACGATACAAAGTTTCCCTTACGAAACCTCAATAATGCTTGGCTCATCGAATC